GTGGTGGTGCTGATATGGCTGATCAGCAAAAGCTGCTGTTGTCTATGGATATTAAAAACCCTATCTTTTGCACACATATACCAAGAGGTAGCTCAATCTTTGGTGAACTTCACATGGTAATTCCTCCAGAGAACTTCACTATTCACTGGAGCCCTAATGTGATAGATTTGGGTAGTAATCGTGACATTCGACCTGATGAATTGAAACCTCTATACAAGCACGACTGGCCTAACAAAAAGATAGAAAATGAAATCATAATGGATGCTGAATACTACTATCTATTGGATATGCCTGAGTTCGTGCAGAAGATTATGGGTAAAAAGCAATATGCTAAGTATTCCACGAACAAAATTATTCCTGGCACAAACGTTCGCAATCCCAAGCCATCGTTTGATCCTACTGGATTTGACCAGCAGTTCAAGAAATATAAAGACCTTGAGTGGTGGTTTGAAAAACGATTCATTGGTTGGTTAGCATTCAAGAGAAAGATGCTAGAGAAATAGTTATATATCTAGTCTTTTGGGATTAGATATATACAGAAGTAACGATGAAGGAAATTGAAAACTGTAATGGACTCCGGGGCAGTACCGGACGCCTCCACCATAAACCTTATGGGGGCGAAACAGGTTTCGACATGCAGATAATAGAGGACTGGAGTTACCGATTGGTCACGATATGACTAAAACAAACTAAATGCAAACGATAATTTCGTTTCTCAGGAATATGCTCTAGCAGCATAATTCTTATGAGCGGGACAGGACGCTTGGAAACAGAAGGGGTCTTCGGACCTTCCTGTCATTTTTAACTTTAAAGGAGTCAAATAAATGAAGAAGCTACTAGCCGCTGTAGCAGTTACAGCATTTCTTGCTTCGCCTGCACTAGCAGATGGCGAAGCAGCACCAGAAGGCGGTCTATTGCCATATGGTCTCGGTCTTACACTCAGCAATGATGTAGCATATGCAATCGATGCAGGCACAATCACAGCAGAGCCTAGCGCAACCGTCGATTGGAATAATATTTATGTTGGTGTAACGCCAACAGTACTTGTTGATGAGTTTGAATTGACCGGCGTTGAACTTGAAGCTGGATACAATTTGGAATTGTTTAATGTTGGTGTAACGCCATATGTTAAAATGACGACAGATGGTGACGCTGCATATCAAGATACTTTTGTGGGGTTCACAACCTCAGTTAAATTCTAACGTGATATATAGAGGGGAGTTGTTCTCCCCTCTATTTTTCTGTTGGAGTCGTTTTTATGTTGGTTGCAAAAATGCCCTCGAATGAACGTGATGGATTTGCAAGAGTTCATGACCTTGATAATGATGGATATGAAATTTGGATTCATCATAAAAATTCCAACACAGAATTTGCTGTAAAATATAAATATGACAATGAATCACTAGCCCACAAATTTGTGAATAGTTATAATGATAAAGTATAATGATCTACTAACTGTTTATTGGAATGCTATTAAAATGAACGAAAAACGATTGTCGCATTGGGACTTTATGAGAGATAATGGAGATGAAATGTATCACGGTACAGGAATTGACAGTAGGGTCAATAAAATTTTATCAAGTGAGGTTACTAGACAAAATGATACGATTGAGTTGATTGCTAGTGAGAACTTTGCTAGTGATGCTGTTATGCAACTCTGTGGTAGCGTCTTTACAAACAAGTATGCGGAAGGTTATCCAGGCAAGCGTTATTACAACGGCTGTGAGCATATGGATTCGATTGAGCAGTTGGCGATTGACCAACTGAAAGAACTCTATGGGTGTGAGTATGCTAACGTACAGCCGCACTCTGGCGCTAATGCTAACATGGCTGTATATCAAGCATTCCTAAAACCGGGTGATACGATCCTCGGTATGGACCTTGCTTCTGGCGGACATCTAACTCATGGTGCGCCAATGACTGCTTCAGGAAAAATATACAAAGCACATTCATATGGTGTGGACGAGAATGGCTTCATCGATTACCAAGAGGTATCTGATAAGGCTGGTCAGTTCAGGCCAAAGATGATTGTTGCTGGTGCGAGTGCTTATCCTCGACAAATCGACTGGGAAGCAATGCGGATGATTGCAGACAGTGTTGGCGCTTATCTATTCGTAGATATGGCTCACTACTCTGGCTTGATTGCAGGTGGTGCCTATGAAAACCCATGTGATTTTGCTGACGTAGTATCAAGCACAACTCATAAGACGCTTCGTGGTCCCAGAGGCGGCATCATTCTATGGAACCGCCCATCTTATACGAAGCAAATAAATAGCGCTATATTTCCTGGCACACAGGGCGGACCTCTGATGAATATGATTGCTGCAAAAGCACAAGCGTTCATTGAGGCTAACACTGATGACTTTAAACTATACAGCCAGCAGGTTATTCATAACGCTAGAGTGATGTGTAATGTATTCACTAACAGAGGTATGAACGTACAGACTGGTGGTACAGACTCTCATATCGTTTTGCTAAATCTCAGTGGGACGAATCGTTCTGGTCGAGATGCAGCAGATATGCTTGAAGCAAAGGGCATCACAGTGAATAAGAATGGTGTGCCTAACGATCCACGCTCTTTTGTAGAAACAAGTGGTATTCGTATTGGGACAGCCGCTGAGACTACACGAGGTCACGATAGCGTTTGGTTTCGTGACCTAGCAAACGATATGCTAACACATATGAATATTAAGCTGCTATAGCTCAGTCGGTAGAGCAGGGGTTTTGTAAACCTCAGGTCCGGGGTTCGAATCCTCGTGGCAGCACCATTTTTTTTGAAAAAAGTGAAAATAACTCTTGACATTTGTCTTCAGAGTTGCTATATTAAGTATAGTGAGAATGAAAGGAAGACAGATGACCAAGACTATTTCTCCTGAGATGAAGACCTTCATGGAAGACCTTTGGGGTGCCGAAGGCAACTTCATCGATACTCCTCTTGGTAGGGGTCGCATTGAGAGCGTTCGTACCAAAGCTGGTATCGACCTCGAAGTGATGGTTGCTATCAACGATGTGGATGGCTTCACTCTGTTCAACGGAACTGAGTTAGCAGCAGAACACGGCATTCGTTCATAAGGAGAAGACAATGCTTACTGTAGAGATTTACAAAACAGACAAGCGTACTAAAGCTGGAGAGCGTCAGGTGTTAAAGCAAGACTATGACACTGACAATCTGTCAATGTTGGAGCATACGGTCAAGCACACTTGGCGAGCAGCCGACGGTTACCGTTATGAGATTCATAAGGAGATTTGTATTGAGGAGTGTGTAGAATGAGATATCGTGTAACAATCGCTGTAGACTCGCTTGACCCAAACCCAGAGGTCACAGAATTTGAAGACTTCTATGAGGCAGAAGATTTCATTCACGATTCTGTGAATCAATCTGTGCAATCGCTCATGTCTCAATCCCCTTATATCATATCGGAGAAAGAATACGAACAACTCTTGGAACAAGAGATGGCTCTAACTCGTCTTGACGTAATCTAAAACAGGGAGATACCAAATGCTTGATGCGGCTGAACTTATAGAACTTGCTGTGTTCCAACGTCACGTTGAGGGTTTAAAGGTTTGTTTAAACAAGGTTGATACTGTTTATAATGACGAAACATCAATCATAGATTACTTTGAAAATAGGATTTTACATTTGAAGGAGAGATTGCCATGACGCTAACATTACAATATGATGATTTTATGACTTATGTGCATAAACTCGCAAAGCAGCCTGATAGCAACTATATGGATGCTGTCTTGGATTATGCTCAAAAGAATGATATCGAAATTGAAGCACTAGGTGATATCATTCGCAAAAATACAAATCTCAAGTCTCGCATTCAGGACGAAGCTGAAGACCTCCGTCTAATGGAGAGAACAGCCAAGCTGCCCGTATGAACACATACTCGACCAGAGACGCATATGAAACATACATTGCGTATCTAGCACTACAGAGGCATTTCACCTCGTCGTATGACTACTTCAAGTACAACGGCAAGGTAAATGCTTCTCCGCAGTCGTTCGAGATTCGAAAGGATAAGTTTCAGTTCTATAAGTTATCAAAACATAACGATTACAAGAATTATATCGTTGCTAATATGGTCAACTCTGACAAAAAGATATGGGTTGGAGACCTGCTAAACA